TTTCTCACGAATTTTTGGAAGTCGTTTTTTATTGAATTTCTTAACATAGTATTTTGTACTTTCAATATAATCTTTTCTTAATAAATCCATATTTTCTTTAGAATACTGATTTAATCCTATTTTAAGACTGTCATAAGTCTTATCTTCAAGGTCTTTAGCATATTTATCAAATGCTTTTTGAACTTCTTCTGTATCAAAATCTGGCAATTCTTGGGTTTGCTTTTGTTGCAATACTGCTTGGATTTTATTTACATCTTCTTTTACTCTATCTTCAATTACTGCTATATCAGCTCGTAAAGTAGCATTTATTTTTCTAAGGTCAATTTTATATGCTTTTTTAGCTCTATTAAACTTTCCTTTACAAATAATCTTTATAGCTTTTGATATCTTTAAGCCAAACTTTTGTCCCTCAGCTGGGAATATATTTCCGTCTTTGTAGTAAATGTCACCTTTATAGAATGCATCTCTTAAAATCTTTACGTACTTATCATATTCATCAAATTCTAGCTCATCTTGAATAGCGTTTTGTAATGGTTGTGGCTTTTGCTCCAATATTTCAAATATTTCTTTATAAATGAAATCTGTATAAACTTTGGCCAATGTTTCCTCAAGATGTTGTAAAATTCTTTTATTTAATTTTACTTCTTTAGCAAATTTCATTATAAGCTCTCTGAAAGTTTCTTAACTGTTTCTTTTTTTATAGTTTCCTTTTGTGGTTTACTAGGATTTGATTGATCTGGGATTTTTTCTTCTTCTACTTCCTCTTCTTCGACTTCTTCATCATCTGATTTATCTTCTGACCTATCATATACATCACCCATTGCATCTTTGTATTCTTCGCTATCTTTGATCTTTAACTCGCCTTTTAGTACATTTTCCTTAGTTAACATATCGTACCACTCGCCTTGAGTAATTAAGCCAGATTCATACATTTGTTGTATTCTAGCAAATACAGAAGATGCTCTTTGTTCTTCTTCAAGTTGTTTTAATACTCTTAAGCTAGGGAACTCAACATCAAGATCATCTGGATATTCGCCAAACAAGACTTTACTAAGGATTTTTCCGATTGTCACAATTGGTTGTATAGCTTTATATCTGACCTCACGCTCAATCATGCTATTGTAGTTTTCTATGTCATCTTCACCTGAATTAAATCCACTTGCAGATAATCCAAAAAGCTTCGTAATTGGCATTCTAACAGCCGATGCTACATCAAGGTATGATTCTCTAAGGATTTCAGCTAATCCACTAAAATTCATCTGTTTTTGGTCAAATTGATCTTCCTTATCTAATATCATGGCATTAAGATAATTCTTCATGGCGTTTGACCACATTATAGCTTTTTGAACATTTTGTTCTTGCCCGGCATATATAGCAGAACGATAATTTTGTAAAGAATATACGTCTATTTTCGCTTCATCTATCAGCTCATATATTACATTTTGATTTTTCATGTATTTATTAAGAGGAGCTACTAAACGTTCTACTTCAGACATACCCCAACCACTTAATTGCATTTTTCTAAGACTTGGCGCTTCCTTACCTTTGATAATTAATACACGGCTAGGATTCACTTGAGTTCCATAATAATCAAAATTAATACCAGAAACTAAGCCATTTTCATTGCCAATTTGAGGTGTGTTAATATATGGAGTGTTTGCTAGCTCCCATCTATCTGCTACATAAAATTCTATTTTTGCACCTTTTTTGATTTTATCAATTTCAAACTCATCTTTAGGATCTCTGTTCATTTCATTAACAATAATCCCAGCTCCACCGAATAACCTTGTCCATCTGAAAGCATCTGCAATTTTCTCATAAATTCCTAATTTAGTCATTTCAGCTTCAAGTTCTTGAAGTTCATCATCATCAAGCTCTGTGCTTGTTAGGCGAGGTCTATCTCTTAATAAAGCATCTTCTACAGGTAAATCGACTAATGTTTGCACTAGAGCATGTTCGATATAAAGTTCGGTTAAGAGCATTCTTTGTTGTGTTATTAAGTAATATCGGTTATTGTAGAATAAAGGTCTACCTGATTGATTTGGAGCAGTAAATCCTACATTAATTGGCATATCTGGTATATTCGGGAATGGTGATTGAAAGCCATTTATAACACTTTCAGCAAGTGATTGAAGTCCATTAGTTAGCTCATTTACTGTTTGTTCTTTTATTTCTGATTTTTCCATATTGCTTTAAAGTATAAGTAAAAAATTAAAAACTGTCTACAAAATTTCATGGAAACCGAAAGACATCAGCATATCACTTTCTACGCTGTATCTCATAGCATCCATTAAGTGATCATATTTATCAAAAACTTCTGGTATTGTTTCTCCTGTTTTAGCATCTTTCTTATAGTGGTACTGCTCAATTTCCGTAATGAAATTCTGGCAAGACGGGTGTATAATAATCTCAAATCTTTTTAAGAAATTTATACCTTCCGCTACGCTTCCAGCACCTTTTTTGACACCACGTGCATCAACACCATTAACAACAAATTCATGAATACTCTTAGGTTCCGCACTATCACACCAAACTATTGCACCAATTGAAGCCGTATAATTACGAACTAAAGGTATTGTAGCATCGTTTAAAAGTCCTGTTTGATATATTTCATCACAGACAAAAATCTGCATTCTTTTTAAATCTAAAGCGATTCTAATAAATGCAAAAGGATCGTCAGCAAATCCCCAGTCAATACCAAACCTATAATGTTCAAAACTTTCTTTATCGAAATCTTGAACTTTCCAATTATTATAAATTGTATCTTCTAAGATACCCCAATTACCATCAAGATATACACTCCTATAATATGGATCTGTTTCTCCCTCAAGCCTTTGAATATCATCAGAGGTTAGAAAATTATTATCTCTATATGTAGTTTTAAGAATCGAGAAATTGTCATTTTGCATAAAGTTTTTGTCATCTTGCCAAAAACCTTGAAAGAAATTCTTATAAATCCAATGCGTTTTTAAAATAGGGTTAAAACTCAAAGTTATTCTTTTTTTAAATTTTGATAAACCTCTAAGACGTTTATCAAGTAATTTATAATCATCATAGCTAGCTTGAGTTGCTTCTTCTATCCAGATATCTGTTAGAACGCCATCGAGTGGCTTAATTGATTTAATTTTTTCAACATCGTCAAGGCCTTTAAATAGTATTTGTTTTCTGTTAAGTGTGCATGTTATAGTGAAATCAGATAACGAAATTTTAAAATATGGAATAAGGTTAAAATCTGATATTTTGCTAACAATTTCATTAAAGCAAGAAGATTTTAAAGAATTTGATGTTTTTCTAACTACTAAAGTGTTTCTTCCTTTTAATGTATCTAATACAACTCTTTGAGCTATTGCAAATGATTTTCCACTTGAAGAACCACCATATATAATTTGAAGTGCATTATAGTTGACAATTACATTCTCAAGATATATTGGAGCTATTCTATTAACAACACCTGTTAAAGTAATCCCTTCCATAATTATTTATCTTCGCTTATATCAATACCATCTATTACGACTTTCAAATAGCCTTTATCATCAATATTAGTAACTTCTTGTTTTTCCACAGGTTTCTGGCCAGCTGAATCTCGCAATAATTTAAAAGCTTCTAATCTGTCACTAGCCTTATACGCAGGTCTTATCTCATCTTCACCATCTTCATTTTTAACTTTTTTTCTTTTTCTTACAATATCTACCAAGTCAGCTAACATAGCGCAACTTTGAGTAACCTGATCTCTTTCAAGTCTTGGGAATATTCTCAAAACATCTTCAATGTAATCTTCTTTTAATATTTCCGAGTCTAGCATTGCTAAAGCTATGTTTTTAATAAGTTTTTTTTCTGCCTTAGCTTTACCTGATGCAATACCTCCTTTTTTTGCATTTTTCACGGTTCTTTCAAGGTTTTCTTTAGAAAAAGGTTTTAAATTTTTTTCATTTGCCATAACTATTTTTTCCATTTTTCGTTTAAAATTTTAGGTACGCAAGCATTCCAATCTATTCTATGATGAAGTCTTTTGAATATGAAAGTCTGTTGGACTTTAATACAAGAAGGCATGAATATTTTAGAATAGAATGATTTAACATACGTTCCATATTTAAGATAGGCTTCAGTCATACCACCTTTTGTTGCTTGTGTTTGAGCTTGTATAAGACCAGTATAAGCATGAGTTAAGAAGATTTGACCGATAGAGCCTAAGTATATATATGTATTAACATCTTCATTAAGTTTACCGTAGAACTTGAATGGTTTATCTGTCAAGCAAAAAAAGCTGTTCATAGCTTTTCTTTTACCTGTAATTGCATAAATGCTATAAACACCACCTTGCATTTCACCACATTGTGCCATAGCAACGCTTGTAATATTGCTATTTTGAAGAAATTCTACATAATGATAAAATACTTTATTAAGGTTATTTATTTTAATATGCAGCAATTTCTTACCATCTTTAATTAAATATTTGAAATCTGTATAATCATCATCAAGTTGTACGAAACTTTTTTTATTATACTTTTTAGCAACGTTGAAAGATTCAGTTCTCCAATATATTGTACTTCTTCTATCAGGAAAATTATCTGCAACATCTATAATTTTATTAGTTTCTCGCTTATCAAATATGACGATTTCACATTTATTTTTGAAATTTTCTTTATATTTTTCAATAGTTTTATCTTCATTATCTAATAATAGTATAATATCACCAGTGTAACCTTGTTTTCGTAAAGTATTATATGTCTTTACTTGATCAGGTCTTCCATGAGTACCTATTATTACTACGAAATCTTTTAAAAAATTATCTAGATTCATCTTCATTTTCTTCCAAATAATCATTATAAAGATTATTTGATAAAGATACGAAATTTTCTTCAATAGCTTTATCAAAATCAATAATGACTAAAGCCAATTTTTCAAATAATTCTTGTACGTCTTTATTTGCATGTGCATAATATTCTGCAATATCTTTATATGAAAACGTTAGAAATCGTTGAGCTGCTTTAATTAAGAAAGATTTTATATCATCTGATACATTACTTTCAGTTATTAATTTAGTTAATTCTTTCGTTTTTTCATCGTTAACTAATGTTTGTAAAGAGGGGCAATCACCAGTTATTTCATATACAGGAGTTAAGACTTTTTGTGTATATTTGTCATATAAATCATCATTTAATGAATCATCAAGATTGTCGGCAATATCAGATATTAAATCATCAAAACCGAATGATGATAAGTC